TTTTCTTGAGTTAAGTCTTGTTGCAGAGCTAATAATTGTTGCACTGCTTGCTCTAATAGATGTTGATTTTTAGTAAGAGCAGTTTGGCTAGCGAATTGCTTGCCCTTTACTGTTTTTGCGTCTTCTTTCACCAACTGATTCATATCATTAACTAGATCTAATCCAAAGATCTTATCAATAATTTTTCGTTTATCAGCTGGGCTCAATTTAACAAAACTCTTAAAGTCATTTACTGAAAGAGAAATTGTATTTGAAAAAACATTAAATGGAATTTTAACAAGTTCTTCTTCAATAAATTCATCAACTCTTCTTTTATCAGGTAAATTATAGTCATTTCCGTTAATTAGAATTTTAGAGAAATTTGGTTCGAGGCCTCTTTCTATTTCAACTTCATCACCATTGTTTGCGGTAAACTTTACTAAAGTATAGGCATTTTTATTGATTCTGTTTGGAATCTCTTTAATTTTTCTAATACCAGATTTTCCATATATAGAAACAGTCAAGGCATCCGATATACTGGATTTACCAGAACCGTTTGTTCCTTGAACAAGAATTAAATTTGGCTCATCTGAAAATTTAAAAGTTTGTATCTTATTTCCATATGAGCAAATATTTTTAAATGCAAATTCCTTTATTTTCATAAGTCCTTTGGTTTAGGCAAGCTTATTACCTGATCTGTCAAAATTTCAGTAGAAGCAATAACTTGCCAAGTTTTAATTTGATCATTCCATTCAATACTAGCGTTTGGATAGTCTGATACAGTATAGCTTGAAATATTACCTGTTAAAAAGTCCAGCCAGTGATATGCATGTAATTTATCAACCAATCGTGGATCATCTTGAATATTTTTAAGATCTTCGGGTGTAGCATCAGAGTTAGACTCAAGCAAGTCATTTCTTAAATCATTAACCAGCTTATCCATCTCAGAATTTAATTGCTTTAATTTGATTGGATTGGTCTGAATTGTATTTGAAAATGCTGGTGCTAAACTAAATACAAGTTTTGCCTGTATCATATTTAAATCGTGTGCACAAACTGTTTCAATAGGTTCGCCTTGTAAAATTCTATTGGTAGCTATAATCTTAGGAAAACCTTCGACTGGGTCAAGCTGTATTTTAACTTTATTTGTAATTCCAATATTAAACATAGTCTTTATCTTGTTTTGCTCTTTCCTGTATTTCAAAGAATTTTGTAATAAGATCCTTTTTCATAAGTGGAGTGTATTGTTTTGAATTTAAGTAAGTTTTAAAAATTTCAAACGCATCAAACTTATCTGAACTTGATAGGTCTAACAAAATATCAGCCGGCTTAGCTTCGGATGAATCACTACTTGTATAGGTAAAAAATTCAATTTTTCTATATTTTATCTGCTCTAATACAGCTAAGAACTGACTAAGCGGAATTTTATTAGATAGATTAATCTCAATCATAACATCAACAAAATTATTGGTTAATATCCTTTTAGCTGATCAATATTCATATCTAATAACTCGCATATATCGTATTTGACATAATTTGGCGATGTTAGGTTTTCAATAAAGGTTTCTGCATAATTGTTTTTAGCATCTATTATGTAGTACCCCTTAGCGTTCCCTCGATCACCACGGTCCATCTGGTAGGGCGTTCCGGTATACAATATATTATCTTGTTCTTGTCTGTGGTGGATGTGGCCAGAGTAAACCCTGTTATACTGGGATAGGGCGGTAATTTCTAATCCATGTTCAACCTTGGTCCATCTATTAAATTTAAGACCCTTGATATCTGCATGACATACAATACGATTACACATACCTGCATAGTCTGCAACATGGCCGCCTAGAGTTTTAGTATCTTCAACCCAAGGTAGCATTAGCCAATTCTCAGTTTCGTTAATTGTTAAAATCTCTGGGCTCTCAAATACATGGATATTTTCAGCAAGGTGTTTTAGGTGGCGAACTGAGTTGACTTGATTTGAATCTTTATAATAGACATCGTGATTACCTAATATAATAAAGACGCCTCTTTTAAATATTTTAGCTAGATTTTCAAAAATTTCCATTGAATCATTTTGAATTCTAACATTAATCGATTCTCTAGAATGAAAAATATCGCCCTCTAAAATAAGAATATCTGTTTCTGGATTAAATCCGTTTTCAGCTGCAGTTTTTGGTAAAACTTCCAATAAAAATTCTTTTTGAATATCTGCCCACTCTACAGAATTGTTTCTAATTCCAAGATGGAGATCACCTACTAAAAAGATTTTGTCTATATTGTTTAACTTCATTAAAATAACTTTTTAAATCGAACCTTACCGTCTAGTATTCCAAATTTATTATTAAGTTCCAATAAAAGAACCTCTTTATGTTCGTATTCCATTGATTCAAATAGTCTTTTAAAATCTAGTTGAGAAATCATTGACACAAAATCTAATACATCAATAGGTCCAATAAATGTTGTTTTTCTATTAGTTCTAACCAGTTCGCATAGTCTAGCAAACGCTAGATTTAATTCAGGTTTAGTAAATTTGCGACCCTGTGAAGATATTTCCATTAAGCCAACCATAACTTCATCGGCTAGTGCAATATTATTTAGGTCTCGTTCGATAATCATCTTATCAGTATATCGATCAAATGACGCTGCATCCAGTAGATGACTATCAGTATGACTTGGATCTAACCTAATTCCATTGTTTTGATAAATTTCATCGCTACCACCATCTCCACTATTCCAAGAGTTATTAAAGATTTTATCTTCTCTCTTTAATTTTAAGTGTTGTTGATACCTTGCTTCATCACCATCATCAATTTCAGAGTCGTCAGCTGAATCAATTTCTTCAAAATCGTCGTGACTAGTGACTTCACTATCTTCTCCATCTAAGGCTGACCAATTGTCGCCTTCGTTTGTAAATAGTTCTTCCTCTTTAACTTTTTTCTTCCACATAACTTATTGTAGTTTTTTTATAAATTTTCTAAAATGTCGCTATGTTCTCCAAACTGCTTGATGGTAGGCGCAATGGTTAACTGCGGTTTAGGCTGGACATTTGCATACTGTAGACGTAGATCATCTTCGATTGCAGAAATATCATCGTCATCTGAGTAGTATTCGCTAGCTGGATCAGTTTCTTCGACAAGTCTAGAGAAATCGTAATTCATTCGATACATTTTAAAGCTTTCCGTATAGCCTTCATCACGGTTAGCAATAACCTTAATTTTAATTCGTTTTTCCATTGGACCTCGCATCAATCCATAAAGAGAATCAACTGTATGGACAAGACCAAATGATTCTGCAATATCTGACATTCCAATATTTTGATCATCTACCGCATCACGTTTAATTTGAGTTGCAGTAATAATAGTCCATTCATTTCGTTGAGCAACTGCTCTTAATTCTTCAGAAATTACTTTGATCTTCTCATAAGTATTTCCTTGCTCACGCATAGGTCTCATCAAATTAATATAATCGACTACTACAATTTGTATTCTTTTACCTGTACTTTCCTGAACTTTTAGGAAGTAGTTTTCAATATCAACTGCAGTTGCGCTACCTGTTGCAAATTCCTTAACCCAAAGTTCTCCAGGGTGGGAACCGCTCTGCTTAAATTGTTCAATTTTAGCTTCAATTAACTGGGTACGATCCGCTGAAGTAATATCATTATAGTGATTAGATTGAATATTTAAGATATTCGAACCGAGTCGCTTCATATATTTAGTATCGGATAATTCTAGTGTTGCAACTCCAGTTTGACAGCCTGTCATAAATGCACGAGCTGCAATATTAGAAAGAACCATGGATTTACCAACTTTAGGTCGACCTTGAAAAACTACTAGGGTTTTAGGATTCCATCCACCGCCTAGGGTTTTATCAAAGAAAGGAAATCCGGTTGGAGTGCCTGTCTTGGAAACCTGAACGTGATCGACTGCATTAAAGAAGTTTAGACCAGATTCAGCATTACTAAATGAAACATTTAAGTTTGTATTTAATTTAGTTCTAACTTGATCTGTAATAATATTAACATTCTCTGGACTAATTTCAGTAGTCTTCAAGAAAGATAAAATATCAATAATCGAAGAGTTAAGGTTCTTAATTAAGATAAAGGACTTTGTGTATTTGGTTAAGAACTCATAGTTGTATTCTC